ATGGAAGCAGTAAAAGAGAAAGGGTCGAGCAAAACGCCAGAACAAATAAAAGCGATTGTTGATAAATGGGTATCTACGAATATCCATGATAGCCCGATTTCAAGAAACGGAGAGATTTATAACTACTTTTTTAAAATCAAAGATGATTTGCTAAAAGAGTTAATGCAGTAATTTTTATTTGTACAACAGGGACAATTTAACACGGAGATGTAAGTCATGGCACAATATAGTTTTGGTAATGGTTCAATCTGGGGAACAAATTCCGCCTCGAACTCAACACCCGTGAGATTGGGTGCGTTGCAAGATGTCTCAGTCGATTTCTCTTTTAATACAAAGATGCTTCACGGCTCCTATCAATTTCCTCTTGCCATTGGTCGAGGCTTGGGTAAGGTTGAATGTAAGGCAAGCTATGGGCAGTTTTTTTCGCGTGCGTTTAATGATTTATTTTTCAATGAAGCGGCTGCACCCTCAACAGGTCAGATATTGGTTGCTGATAATGAATCGGGAAGCGTACCAGGCTCAAGCACATATACCATTACGGTTTCAAACTCTGCAAACTTTGTTGAAGATTTAGGGGTTATCTATGCTGCAACTGGGTTGCCTTTCACCAAAGTTGCAAGCGGCCCTGCGGCGGGTCAATATTCTGTTCCTGCGGGTGTCTATACTTTCGCGGCAGGAGATGCAAGCGCAAGTGTGAAATTAAGCTATACATACAGCGCAAGCGGAACAGGTAAAACAATCATAGGTGCAAACCAATTGTTAGGGCAACAGCCGTTTTTCAGTTGTATCTTAACAACCACATTCAACAGTAAACCTTTGTACTTAAAATTAAATAAATGTGTTTCTTCAAAACTTGCTTTTCCTTTCAAGTTGGAAGACTTCACGATTAATGATTTTGAGTTCTCCGCGTTTGCTGATGATTCCAACGAAGTATTTAAACTGACACTTTCTGAATAGGGATTTTTATATATGACAACTTTTGAAGGAACAACGTTAAAAATTGGGGATAAAGATTATGTAGTACCTGCTCTTACCATTAAACAGATAAGAACACTTAAGAGTGATATACAAGAGCTTAGACAACTTAAAGATGCAGTTAATATCGAAGATGAAAAGCTAGATAAAATGATTAGTGTCATTTATGCAGCAATTTCAAGAAATTACCCAGATATTACAAGGGAAGAATTAGAAAACAACTTGGATATGAATAATATTCAAGACGTTATATTAATAATTTTGGGAGCCTCTGGGATTGTCGAAAAAAAAAATCGAGAGAAAACTCAAAACCCATAGATTGGGATGAGATTTATTGCAACTTAATAACAATCACGGGTTGGACGTGGGAATATATTGACGATTACATGACTATTCCCCGTCTTAATGCCTTAATGAAGTATTGGGCTAAGCACCCACCCGTCCACTTAATTGCCGCAGGGATGGCAGGATATAAACCACCCAGAGAAGAAAAAGAGGACGGAGGAAGTGATTTTAGCGAGTTGATTAACTTTGCTCATCAAATGGGTGGTACTGTAGAAAGTGGCAAATACAACGGACAATGTTAATGTACAATTTGGCGCAGATGTTAAGGGTTTAACGTCTGGGCTGTCTCAAGCGTCTGCCGCCGTTGAGCAAGCTTTAGGACAAATGAAAGGCGGTTTTTCAAGCCTTGGGGCTGCCATTGAAACCGCTATTACAAACCCCCTTATCGCAGCGACCGCAGCACTAACAGGTTTTGGATTAATCATCGGCACTGCTGTATCTAAAACTACAGAAATGAGCCGTGAAGCATTTAACTTTGCTGCCGTCATGGGTACTACCACGGCACAAGCAAGCGCATTAAAACAAGCTCTCGAAGAAATAGGGTTAAGCACAGATACCTACTCAAACGCCTTCTTAAAGTTTGTGCGTCAGGTCAAAAACAATGGCAGTGACTTAGAAAAGAATTTCGGTTTAAAACTCAGAGATGCAAACGGACATTTACGAGACGGTAACGTGCTTTTTCAAGAGGCACTTGCAAAAGTCTTTGAATATAAAGCAGGTATTGACCAAGACACCGTTGCAATGGCGTTATTTGGAAAGTCTGTCTCTGATGTCATCAAATTACAGCGTCTTAACAATGAAGCGATTGAAGAAGCAAAACAAAGAAATGAAGAATTAGGCTTAACAATAACCGATAAGAATATTGCAGCCTATCAAGCATGGGAAAAAGCCAGTCATGATGCGGGTGACGTTTTTGAGGCATTATGGAAAACTATCGGTGATGCTTTTATTCCAATACTTACAGAGCTTGCTAATTGGTTTGCGAGTATAGGTCCAGGTGCTGTTGAAATTACCCGTATTGCATTGGCTGCTTTGGCTGGTGCTTTCTATGCCATTGAAACCGCAGCCGTTGCCATTGTCGCACCTATTGAAGCGGCGATGTCGTCTATCGCATCTGCCGCAAGAAATGCCGCAGCCGCTATCGCAAACGTTGCAAGTTTAGATTTCTCAGCAGCAAAAGCCAACATTAAACAGATTGGTACTGATACGGTTAATGCTTTTGCCGAAGCTGATAAAAAAATCGTAGACCAAGCGGTCAAAACAAAAAACGCTGTTAAACAAATTTTAAGCCCTGATTTGACATCATCTGCACCCAAAGGCGGCACAAGGTCAGCACCCAATTTGGAGAAAGGCGGAGGAGGCAAAGGAAAGAGTGCCGCATCTCAATTGGCTGAAGAAGAAGTGAGACACGAAGAAGCAATGCAAAATGAGTTGCTTAATCAAAAGAAAGCCATTGCACAATCTGAATTAAATTTAGGGATGATTACAAAAGCGCAATTAATCCAACAAGAAATAGATTTTGAAAACGAAAGCTATGAAATAAAACGCCAAGCAATGGAAAAGCGCACGCAACTCCTTGCCAATGACCCCAATACGACACCAGCAGCTAAACAAAAAGCATTAGACCAAATGCTTGAGATGGAAGCACAACACGAGACAGCCGTTTTAAAACTTAAATTACAAGCAGCCGAAGAAGCCCAAAAGTTCAATATGGAAGCTGCAAAAACAATTGAAAACAGCTTTCAAGATTTATTTCAAAGTGTGATTAGCGGCCAGAAAAGCTTATCTGAGGCATTTAATGATTTCATCAACTCAATAGTCTCAGCGTTAAGCAAACTTGCAGCGCAGTATCTTGCCCAAGCCTTATTCGGTGGAGGTGCAGCAGGGAGCGGCTTTGGATTGGGCGGCATTATTAGCGGCATATTTGGCGGAGGCGGTGGAGGTGGTGGCGGTTCTCTTATTGGTTCAGGGTTTGGCTTCGGTGGGTTTCTGGCTGAAGGCGGCCCCGTTGATACTGGAACGGCGTACGTAGTCGGTGAGCGCGGCCCTGAGATGTTTGTGCCAAGAGTGCCAGGGTCAATCGTGCCAAATACACAGCCAGGCGGAAAAGGTGTCAATGTCGTCAATCACTTCATGATTCAAGGCTCTATGAACCAGCAAAGCCAGCAGCAAATAGCGGCTCAAGTTGGATTATCTGTTAATCGAGCATTAAGGAGAAATAATTAATGAGCTTTTTAGAAACTCCTCGATTTCCTGACCAAGTGGCTTTCTGGGCTGTCGGTGGTGCGGGATATAACACGACTATCATTGTTGTTAATTCAGGATATGAGCAGCGCAATATCAACTGGTCTCAGGCTCTTGCAAAATATGATATCTCAGAAGGCATGAGAACGTTAAGCGATGTAGCTGCAACAATTGCTTTCTTTCGTTCTGTCAAAGGAAAAGCTCACGGTTTTAGATTTAAGGATTTTCAAGATTATCAAGTGACGACTGCAAACGGTATTTTAGGTGAGGGCGTGGGTAATAGTACAGCCACCTATCAGATGAAAAAAGTCTACGCAGCAGGCGCATTAAATGAGCATAGAATCATCACAAAACCCGTTGCCGCAACTGTCAATGTTTATAAAAATGCTGTCTTGCAAGTTTTAAATACAGATTACACATTCAGCGCAACGACAGGAATTGTCACATTTCTTGGTTCACCACCAACCAATAGTGACACGCTCACATGGGCAGGTGAGTTTGATGTACCCGTTCGCTTTGATATAGATGAAATGCGCGGTACGCCAAACGATGGCGGATTGTGGACATGGGAGACTATCCCTATTGTTGAGATAAGGGTTTAACCATGATAATCATACCTTCTCATTTACAAACGGTTATCGCCTCAGATGTCACAACACTTGCAACTTGCTGGAAGATTACCCGTACAGATGGCATGACTTTTGGGTTTACTGATTATAACCAAGACTTAGTGATTGATGGTTTAACGTATGAAGCACGCACGGGTTACAGTAAATCTCAAGTACAGGTAAGCGATAAACTCAACGTTGATAACATGGAATTGACGGGTGTGCTTGAAAGTCCATCCATTACAGAAGCCGATTTGATGGCGGGGCTTTGGGATTTTGCGCAAGCGCAAATATTTCTTGTTGATTATACAGCCCCATCAAGCGGCATCATAAAACTATTAAAACCAACCTTGGGTCAGGTTGTTGTACATCGAAATTCATTCACCGCAGAGCAGCGAGGAATGATGCAGCCATTACAAAATGAAATTGGTCAGCTTTATTCTTCGGCTTGTCGTGCAACATTGGGTGATGCAAGGTGTACTGTCAATTTAACACCTTTCACCTTCTCTGCAACTGTAACCACAGTCACAGACAACAGAACATTTACCGCAACTCTATTAACGCAAGCAGATAATTATTTTCAAGGCGGCAAAGTCACCTTTACAAGCGGTGATAACGATAATCTTACAATGGAAGTTAAGAGCAATACACAAAGCTCACATCAGGTTTTGCTACAGCTTCAAATGCCCTATGCAATACAAGTCGGCGATACATTCGATATTGTAGCAGGTTGCGACAAAGTAAATACAACCTGCTTTAACAAGTTTAACAACATAATTAACTTTCGTGGTGAGCCATTCGTACCAGGAAACGACCAACTGACAAAAGGAATTTAAACATGTTGACGCACGCTGATATTGTTGAAGAAGTGAAAGGCTGGGTAGGGACAAAATACCATCATCTTGGAAGGGTGAAAGGAGCTGGTGTCGATTGCGCAGGATTGATTATCGGCGTTGCTCATGCGGTTGGCATCTCTCCTGATGTGGATGTGAAAAACTATTCACGTCTGCCAAATAGCGTTGATATGAAAAAATACCTTGATTTGTACCTTGACCGCATCGAATTAAAAGACGCGCGCGCAGGTGATATCCTTTTTATGCGTTTTGCCAATGAAACCCCTCAACATTTGGCTATCATTTCAGAATATGAAAACGGTGAAATTGTAAAAATTATTCACTCCTATACGCAAGTGAGAAGATGCTGCGAACATCATTATGATGCTGTTTGGAAAAAACGAACTGTTGCAGCCTACCGTTACAAAGGGGTGAGTTAATGGCAGCACTTGCACTCGGACTTGCAGGGGCAGCAGCAGGCAGCTTTTTAGGCTTTGGTTCTGTTGGTGCATCTATCGGCTGGCTCGTAGGCTCAAGCCTTGGCAACATGCTATTTGGCAGTTCGCAAGGCGGTCAAAAGATTACGCAGGAAGGTACACGTCTAAGCGATTTAAAAGTTCAAACCAGCACATACGGCAATATGATTCCTATTGTCTACGGTGTCATTCGTGTTTCTGGCAATGTTATCTGGGCAACTGATATCGTTGAAACTCGCCATGAAGATACACAAGAACAAGACGGAGGCGGAATGGGTAAAGGTGGTGCGCCATCTGTTGAGCAAACATCAGTGACTTACACATACGCTGCCAATATGGCTGTAGGATTATGTGAGGGTGAGATTGCAGGTGTTAGGAAGATTTGGGCAAATGGCAAACTAATCTATGATATTGGTGATAGTAATTTCACACTTGTCTCAAGCTTTGGTGTGACAGGTGGCGGCTCATTAAGAGTTTATCCAGGCAGCGAAACTCAAACACCAGACGGCTTGATACAGTCCCATCAAGGCGTTAATAATACCCCTGCATTTAGAGGGTTAGCGTATGTTGTCTTTGAAAACTTTCAATTGCAAGATTATGGCAACTCAATTCCTAACTTGACGTTTGAAGTTGTCAAACAAGGATTTATGCACACCCAAGGCATCAGAATTGCAACATCAGGCGCAGCAGGTAGCTCATTTGCTGTCATTATGTATAACCCAACTGATAATGATGTCTATGTAGCCAATCCTGCAAACGGCGATTTATTCAGAGTAAGTTTGGCAACCAACACGGTTGTTGCCACAGGTAACTCAAGTCATTTGGTGGGTATTTTTGGCTGGCTTTACAATCCGGTTAATTCAAAAATTTATGCGTGGACACCAAGCGGCTATTATGAAGTTGACCCGACAACGT